CGGCACGAGTGTCGAGATGCTTACGTGAGATCCAAACCCGCGATCATAGCGGGCTGGTGCTTTACGGGTTAACGAAAGCACCCATGTCACTCTGTTGCTCAGATCTCTCAGATGCAACCGGTCATGATACACATGAGGTGAACCAATACGATTGGAAGATTATGAGCGAGATGGAACACTATACCCCCGCCGAACAGAAAGCAGGACACCTACTGCTCGGACCCCAAATGGATATAGGGGCTGAGGGAGGACCAGCGCTGACAAAGCGCTCGTCGCACATGGGAATCGGTCTCGGTTGGCACCTGATGTGCCTCAAGCTAGCTTACTGTGCGTTCAGGGCAGGGGTCGACAACAAGAGACTGGCCATCATGGGAGATGACACGGCACTTCTCGGGACATGCGAAGAACAAGCACAATTCATGCGAAACCAAGAGAAGCTGACCTATTCGGTCAACCGCTCAAAATCATTTGCAGGCAAACGATATGGGGTTTTCTGTGAAAACTTTCTTGAGACACGTTGGTTCAAGGTGGATGGTCCAAAGGAGGACCTCGACAGCTATGTGTCGCCTAAGGTCGCAGCAAACATACGAAGACAGATGAAAGGCCCTGAAAAATACCTGGAAGTCGCCAAATTAATGGAGATCCTCCCGATAGGTCAGGCTGCTCTTCGGCGTAGCCTCAATCGCGATAGTGTCACAGATCGACCGAATGAACGGGCGACTGGTATTGACCTATCAGAATATGTGAAAGAGGTGAAGCGTCAGAAGCGTGCCAGTGGTATAGTATCTAAATTCGCACGAGTGCCTAAGGCAATGATCCGGTTCGCTGATGACTCAGCTCGCCGTGCCTTAAAGAGCAAGCTCTCGGGACCGGCTCAAGTGGGTGGATGCGGACGTGGTCAGGCTAGCTGGGGCCAGCTGGCTGCTTATGTAAAACATGGGCAGCCTAAGACCTCCTACAGAGACATGGGAGACTACAGTGATGCGCTCGATGCACTGACGTCTGAAAAAGCAATAAGAGCCACAAAGGACTCAGTTCCGATTCAAGACATCAAGACACGAATTGCAGAAACAGCTGAAGTACCCATGAGGTTTGCAGGCAAAGTACCTCGGAAGACCAACTACCCTAAGAGCAAGATAGAACGCGTGGCGCTCAATTATGCAAAAAGGGGTTGGGACTCACTCGGTGGAACCATCAGCTATGATGAGTCTGTTACTAAGCATGCTCGCCTTGAGCGACAGCAGCGTGAGCTACTGAAGCCTCTCGTAAAGGAGTCACTATGTTACTCGAGCAGAGACAGGAAGAAAATATGCCGTCTAATTGATTGGTCGTTTGGAAAGGTTAATAAACGACTGACCAACTACCTGGTGAAGTCACGTGACATGCGCCACACACATATCTCAACTGCAGATGCAGAGGAGATTGGTGAAGGGCTTGTCACGAAATTTCGGCAGAATGGTCAGAAGTTCAAGCACGCACCCCCTTGAGG